AATACTTTTAATGAAATGGATGTCATTAATAGAAGAACCATTGGAAGGTATGCCTGCAGATAAATTAAAACTAATGGAAGAAACACATCTTTTTATAACAAGAGAGAGAGGTAATGATGATTAAAGTAAATAAGAAAACTAAAGTAACCAAAAAGACTAAAGCAAAGGCTAAGCCTAAAGTTAAAAAGAAACCACCTTTAATTGAATCAATAAAAGAAAGTCCAGAGATAAAGCCTGCTACTGCTGTAGATATAATGCTAGCTAGCTTTGCTACTATACTATCAACTACTTATATAACATATGCTTATATAAATAAATTAGTATATAAACCTTTCTTTATAGTGTTAGCTATATCTTTCTTGCTTGTAGTGTTTAGCTGGAAGGAGTACTATGAAAACAACAACTAACTCACAACAAACTAACCCAATAACCCTTGAACAAACTATACAAAAAGTCAAAGAACACAACAAAGAAATAAAACTAATGAAAGAATTGCTAGGAGATATTCTTACACATATATCTCATACTTATGGAAACATAAATAGCATAGCTAATGTCCTTAATGCTGCAGAAAAAGAATGGATACCAGAAGATAAAGAAGGACAGATTAATCATTATAAAAATAAAATCAAAGAGGTAACAAATGAAGACATACCAGCTTAAACAAACAAGCTTAAAGCCTGATAAATATGGCAACAACATCATTGTAAAAATGGTAACAGAATACAAAGATGGTAAATTTGTTAAACATATAAAGCTAGATGATAGAGCTTTAGCTATATTAGAAAGTGGTCAACTCTGCCATCCTCAACAATTAGAAGATGCTGAAGCTATACTAGATAGCATAACTAAAGACAGCAACCCAGACTATATATACAATAAAGTAGAAGAATATAGAGTTAAATACAAATAACTTTGTGTTTTTGGGTTTAAACAAAGAAGGAGATAAGATGTCAAAGATATATGAACATCACAAAGACAAAGAAGATATATTTGATACAATGCCTACAATGAATGATGTAGAACAAGAGTTGTATCTAATAGAAACAGTAAGAGTAATGAAAGAAGCACAAGCTTTGCTTGGTATTAAAGCTAATCCAAAAGCTATACAGCAATGCTTAACAAAACTACAAGAACAAATCAATACAGCTGAAGAAACTATATTGCAGTTTGAAATAGACATGGAAGAAATGGCTAAGCATTATGGAAAGAGGTAGCTGTGAAAGATGTGAAGAGCAAGATGCAGTACTAAGAGATCCTCATGGAGATGAGGTTTGTGTTACTTGCTATAACATAAGTGTAGGTGCAATAAAGAAAGAAGAGGAAGAATATGAGTAAAGAAAAAGAATCAATATTTTCAAAAATAATCTGTGCATTTCTAACAAGCTGTAGTAAATTAGGCTTTATTACTAAAATAAAGACAACTAAATATCACACTACAGCATATATGCCTGGAGGTATTACTTTCAGGCAGTATCATCCTAGAGAGATCTAATGCAACAAAAAGAAAGAGATATATTAATAGAGTTTATAAAAGCTCATCTAGAACTATTTACACAAGATGAGCTTGACTACTTTGTAGACTATATTGTAACAAAGAATATAGACTTTAGAAAAAAGACTGAAATAAATTAAATAGCTAACATATGTGTGTGGAAGCTATTAGGGACATAGGTACCTCTCTTTCTACCTGTGTCCCAAAAATTATTAATTAAACTTAGGTAATAATGTAATGATTGGCATAGTCAATATTTATGCTGCCCTGTTTAATTATTGGTACCAACAGGCTGAGTGGGAAGGAGAGGTAGCTCCTCTTACATAGCATGCATGAACATCCCAGCATGCCCAGCCTCAATATTAAAATTCCCTGTCATAGTAGATAGAATCACAATAGCTTTGGATAACAAGGATTATTGTAGCTCTAGATATTATCTTTCTGACACAAAGACTATGGCAGGGATAAACTTTAAGGAGGATAGATGATAAAAATAAATGAAATAGAAAAAGCTATTAAACAACTTGAAGATAAAATAGATAAACAAGGCATTATTAAGAATGAAAGAGATTTAAATCATCTTGATAATTTGCAACAAATATATATATCAGAAATAATGAAAGAAAATAGAAGGAGATAAATGTTTAATAACTGGGAAGAAGTGCCTGATGAAGACTTGTTTCAAGATGGAGAACTAACCAATGAACAAGCAATGATAAAAGCTTGGGACAATGTCTTTTATGGAAAATATAAATTAATAAGAAGGAGAATAAATGCTAGAAGCAGATATAATAAGAAAGTGGACTAAAGTAGCTTCAGATATATTAGTAGGTAGAACAATAACAGAAGTAGCCTACTTAACAAAGACAGAAGCAGAAGAAGACTTTGGTTGGCATAAAAGGCCTATAACTTTTACTCTTGATAATGGAACAATAATAATAGCACAAATGGATGATGAAGGTAATGATGGTGGTGTGCTTAAAGCAGAGTTTCCAGGACAAACAATAGAAGTACAAGGACAAAAGTATTTAAAAACAGAAATAATGCCAGTATTATAAATAATAAAAGAAGGAGACAAACATGTCAAATAAAATAAGTGTTCAACAAAGAAAGTATTTTACTCAAAGAATAGAAGAAGCTATAGATGCTAAGATATCAGTTCTTAAACATAAAAATGCATCTAAAGTAACTGATCTAGGTAATAAACAATATGAAAACTATCTCAAAGAAATAGATGTATTTGATAAACTAATGAGATTCAATGTAATAAAACATGAAGCTGATACACTTTGTAGTACTTTAAAACAAATCTATGAAAACATTAAAAAGGCTTTAGATGTAAAAGGTTACAATAGTGACTGGCCTACTATATACAATGGATCAAGTTATGAAACTATAAATTCAGCATATAGAAAAGCTTGTGAAGAAGTTGCACTGCAAAACAGTAAAGGTAATGATATAGGAAAAGAAATAGAAGAACTAGAAAGACAGAAAAGAGCAGCAACAGATCTTCTTCATGGCATTAATGAACTTGATGGACTAACAGCTGAAGTTAATAAAATATTAACTGGTGCAGGTGTACCACAACTAGGAGCTTAATATGTCTTACAATAGTGATATAGATAAATTAAACAGAACAACTGAAACACTTTCATCTGTAATAAGAAATCTTAAAACATATCAACAGCCAAGCATAAATGTTAGCTCAGAAATATCAAGATGTAGAAATGAATTAGACTCTGCTAACTCAGCATTGCATGATCTTGAATTTGCAATAGATCAACTAGAAAAGAAGTTAAAAGGAGATGAATAAATCTTTGTGTTTTTGATTATTTTATCTTAAATTATGAGGCAGAAAAGGGCTACATATTGTAGTCCTTTCTCGTCTTATCAAAAGGAGAATAAATGAAGTTACTATACTTTGACCTAGAGCATGGGTCTAAAACACTTGGTGGCCCCAAAGATGTACAGAAATTATTTGGCTACCCTATGCTAGAATCAAGTAGTTGGAAAGAGTTTGCTACAACTATTAAGCAATTGTATAAACCATTCAAAGTAGTAGAAGAAGTAAAGATTGGCAATACAGTTGTTAAACAAGAAAAAACAGAAATCAAACCTGCTAATGAAACAGAAATATCAGGCATAGTAGTAGATACAGTTTCTGAATTATCTAAAAAGTACCAAAGGTCTCTTACTCTTGAAGATGGTACAATGAAACTAAAAGAGTGGGGCAAACTAAAGAATAATCTAGATAAAATGCTTGACATGCTAACAAAGATACCAGGCATTGTGATTATGAATTGTCATAGTAAAACACAACATATGGATGATGGGACTACTAAGCTCATACCATATATAGATGGATCAAGCAAAGAAGACATATCTAAATGGTTTGACTTTGTATTCTATACTAAATCTGTTACAGACTTAAAAGGTAACAGTACATTTATGTGGAGAACACAAAGAACAGAAAGATATGACAATGCTAAAGATAGAACTCAATTACTAGATGCAGAAATACCACAGAACTATAGATTAGTAATTGATGCAGTCAAGAAGAAAGGCTGGAATGGTGCAAAGATATTAATCATTGGTGCACCAGGTTCAGGTAAAACATATAGTCTTAAAACAATAAGGAAGGAATCTTAATGAAAACATTAACTATAAAGAAGACTACAGGAGTATCATTTGGAGAAGGTTGGCATGAAGTAACTATGTCTAAAGCTGTTCCTGGCAAATACAATACAGGAGAAGGCACTAAATATTTAGATATATTCTTTGATGGTTATCCTGAAACTTTAAAGCTTAGAATACATGAAAAGTTCAATAAAGAAACTAAAGAAGAGTTTGCAGTATTAAACTTATTTAGATTCTCTAACTCTGGCATCAAAGAAGTCTTAGAAGGTAGTGATGGTAGTACTACTATAGGCATTGATGATCAACCAGAAAATCTAATTGGCAATAAGATAAATGTATTCTTTTACAAGAATGATCAAGGCTACACTAATGTATCAGAAATAATTGCTCCATCTGTATTTAAGAATGATTTGGAGGAGTTTGATCAAGCAGGTGTAGATAGAATGAAACAATCTTGTGAAGATAGAATAAAGAAATATCTTAACAATTCACCTTCCTCAAATAGCAACCCAGATCCTTGGGACTAAGATAAGATGAACGAAAAGAGAGGGGAGATTTATCTCCTCTCTCACCTACTAAGGAGACATAATGATAAAAGAAGTTGCATTTGGTATTGCAAATAGGCATCACTTTATGCCTGAAGATGAAATAGATAAATGGAAAGGTACTAAAGATACCTATACTAGTCTATACAGTTATGATGATTATGTTAAAGAATACTACAAAAAGAAATATACACTTGCAGGTTTTGATGGTAAGGTCTATATGCCAAAAGAGTTTTACTTTGATGTAGATGGAGATAGTTCTGAAAGAGCAAGACAACTAACAATAGGCTTATGTGAATATCTAAAAGAATTAGATGTAACATATAAACTTTACTTTTCAGGTACTGGATTTCATGTAGGTGTATCACAAGGAATATTTAAATGGGAACCTTCAAAAGATCTTCATCTTAGAGTTAAAGATTGTCTTACATCTAATGGTATATTTGATTATGCTGATAGTTCAGTAGTAGATAAAACAAGAATAATTAGGTTAACAAATACAAGAAATAGTAAATCTAATTTATTTAAAGTTCCAATATCTGAATCTGAATTACATACTGATATAGAAAGTATAAAGAAACTAGCTACACATATTAGAATACCTGACTGGTATTTAATAGAAACAGAAGAAGAAACACCAGTCTTTGATGTTATGAAAAGAGTTAAAGTAGCACACACAGCACCTATTGTAACATCAAGCAGAACAGGAGATTCATTCTATTATCCTTGTATACAGAAAATGTTAGAGGGTATATCCTTTGGATCAAGACATAATGTATCATTAAGACTTGCAGCATGGCTAAAAGATAGATATCCAGAACATGTAGTCAGAGTTATCATGGAAGACTTTAGACAAAGAGTTGATATGAAAGATAAACCATTTCCCAAAAAGGAAATGGATACTATTGTAGAAAACTGCTATACAGGTCATAATGGTAAAGGATACAGATATGGATGTGGTGATTCAGTAATGGATCATTTCTGCAATTCTAGTTGCACATTATACAGTTCAAAGAAAAGTCAAAAAGCAATAACAGCAGAAAACATGGAAGACTTGTTGATTGACTTTCTTGATTCAAATGTAGAACCTATAAATATAGGTCAACTGTATAATCAAGACTTTCCTATTTATCCAGGAGAAGTACTAGTTATACAAGCACCACCTAAATCAATGAAGACAATGCTAATACAAAACTGGCTTTGTCAACTTAAAAGACCAACATATTTTCTTGAATTAGAAATGAGTTCAAGACAAATATACATGAGATTCTTACAAATACAGACAGGTATGTCAGAACAAGAAATACTTGACTATTACAGAAATAAAAGAAATGGTCTACATAAAGACTTTGAGTGGTTAACATTTGATACTAACAACTGTCATCCATTTGAAATAGAGAAAAGAATATCATCACTAGCACAAAAGCCTGAGATTGTAGTAGTAGATCATATGGGTCTGCTTAATACTAATCATAAAGATGCTAACATGAAGATGGAAGAGATATCAGAAGGCCTAAGAACATTGGCTATTAGACAGAATGTAGTAGTGATAACTGTTTCAGAAATTAGTAAAGGTGCTATCAGAGAAGGCAATGTAAATGATATATCTGCTTCAAGAGGTAGTTTTAGAATTGCATACTCTGCTAACAAAATACTATCATTGCATGCTGATAGAGATAAAATGGATGGTAATAGAATAAAAAGAATAAGAGTTAAGACTGTAGCTAACAGAGAAAAAGAACAATTAAATCTTAGTCTTAGATTAGATGGTCTAAACATGATACAGGAAGGATATTAATGTCAAAGAAAAGAAGTTTCATAGATATAACAACTGATATAGTAATGGCTAAAGATGACTTTAGCCTTACAGACCAAGAAATAAAAGAAAAACTAGCAGGTTTATATACTGAACTTTCTAGAAAAGAAGACGGTGTGTATTGGTTTTATAAAAAGCTAGACAAAGATATTGAGCTTGCTAAAGAATATAAAGAAAAGATAGAAGAAGAAATAAAGAAAAGACAGACAGCTCAGAAAAATCTAAAAGAACTAGTAATAGAGGCAAACAATACTGTTGATAAAATGCCTAAATACTCTGATTTTAATCCAATAAAGATTATGGAATCAACATCTGTTAATATAGTAGATGAATCTATAATACCTCAAGAATATTGGGTAGAACATAGAGTAGTAAAACTAGACAAGAAGAATCTACTCAAAGACCTTAAAAAAGGTAAGAAGATAGAAGGAGTAGAATTAAAGAAGAACCCTTATGTGAAAGGACTAAAGTAATGAATAATATTAAAAACCCATTTGCAGAAATTAAAAAAGTACCATTGTATGGAGATGATCTAAAGTCTTCTGCATATTCAATACAAATAAAAGATGAATTAGATTATAGTAAACCTTGGAATGAAGTAGGAATAGTTAGCAAAGACTATATGTTAGTTAACAATCAACATATTACAGATATGGTAGAAAGTGTAATTAAACAATCAGATATAGATTTTGCTATAGATAAAACATTTTTCAATGGTAAACAGTTTATTAGATCATACAAAGCTATTGGCGAGATAGACGCAGAAGTTAAAGTAGGAGATAATCTAGGTGTAGGTGTAATGGTTAATAATAGCTATGATGGCACAACATCTGGTAGGTTCTCTATCTTTGCATACAGATTATTGTGTAAGAATGGTATGATGTCTAAGAAAATATTTCAAAGTTATAGATTCAAACATACTAATAAACATGAGAACTGGGCAGAAGAATTAGAAAAAGCTGGAGAAATTCTTCAACATGCTAAAACAAATGTTAAGCAATTTGCTGCAACTTGTAGTAAGTTAACTACTGATGCAATAACAATAAATGATATTGGTAAGATTAGAAAAAGTTATTTACCAAAGTTATCTGTATCAGCATTTGGGCAAGTAATAGATCAAATATATAATGATGAGTACTATAAAGAAGATCAAATAATTACATCTTGGGATCTTCTTAATGCTTGCACTCATGTTCTTTGGCACAAAGAAAAACAAACAGTAGCTGACTATAAGAATAATGATTATGTCACTACTTCTTTGTTAAACTACAGCAAAGAACAGCTTAATTAGTTAACAGAATTAGGGGCTGGATATCCTCCTTGATTATTTATCGCACAAGCCACAACATCCAATCAAAAAATCCAGTCCCTATAATACTAGAAAGAGATTAAGTATTAGAAAAAGTACAGAGAAAAAAAGTAAACAACTAGGAATAAACTATGGAACAGCATCTAACAGATTAAAAAAGATGCTGTTTTTTAGTCTTGTTCAAAAGTTGGAACTTAATTATTGTTTAAGATGTGAAGAAAAGATAGAAAACTATAAAGAACTTTCTATTGATCATATAGAACCATGGCTAGATAAATCTAATGATTTGTTTTGGGATATAGATAATATAGCCTATTCTCATCTGTCATGTAATTCAGCTAAACAAGCTACATCTATAAGTAATCATCCTAGTTATGTAGCATATAGTATGGGATGCAGATGTGATGCATGTAAGATGTGTAAGAAGATGTACATAAAGTACAATAAATGGAGAAAAGATTATGAAAATAGTTAAATGTATGATATGTAATGGAAATGTTTATATATTAAACTGCCATTATCAATGTCAAAATTGTGGTTATACCATGGATTGAGAAGAATACATTGATCAGGTTGATCAAAATGAAAGAGAAATAGTAAATGTCAAAGTTTCCAAAGAGAAAATTACAGAAAGCTAATAAAAAGAAAAGTATATATAAAGATAATAACACAAGTCATCAAAGAAGATTAAAGATAGCTAAAGAAGCTGCAGGTAACTGCTGGTGGATAAAAGCATTTTTAACAATGTATCCAAATAAAATTAAGAAGCAATCCTAAAACATTGTGTTTTGGGGTATAAAATAAGGAGAAGAAAATGGCAGGAAGTAGATGGAAAGATCTAGGAACAGGTTGGTTGAATAGATGGAAAAAACATGACCCTAGTGTAAAGAATAGTCCATTCTTTAAAGGCACTGCAACAATAGAAGGTAAAGAAATGTTAATGACTGGTTGGATAAAACAAGGTAAGTATGGAAAAGAAGATCAATCAGTATTTATAAGCTTTACAGAAGAATCTAAACAAAATGAATCTAATAATACTAAAGCAGTTTCATTAGAAGATTTGTTCTGATGCCTAGCCCTAAGAGCAGCAAGGCAAAAGGAAGGAAACTGCAAAACATGGTCAGGGATGCACTGAGAAGTGCATTTCCTGATCTTGAAGAAGATGACATAAAATCACAAACTATGGGTATGACAGGAGAAGATATTGTATTATCACCTGCAGCTAGAAAAGTTATACCTTATAGTTTTGAATGTAAAAATGTAGAAAGACTACAGTTTTGGTCATCGGTAGATCAGTGTGAAGTTAACTGCAAAGAAGGACTATCTCCTATACTTGTAGTAAAGAAAAATAGAAAAGATCCTTATGCATGCATACCTATAGATAAATTTATTGAATTGATTAAGGAGTTAAATGACAGACAGAGAATGGAAGAAACTAACTAGACACATGGAATTAATTAAAAAGAATTTATTTACTTTAAATGATTCCAGATTACCACAAACAACAAGAGATATGATGATACAAAGAATAAAAGATAGAGAAGTTAAAAGAAGCAAATTAATACAGAAAAAATCTTAATCATCTTTAATGGCATTTACTATAGCAGGACTACCAATATATCTAAATGCTATTCTTTCAGGGCCTTGCAATGGCAATAACGGTGTTATTCTATTTACAAGGTCCTGTGCTTGTTTTTCTTCATCTTCATTATTTATTAACTTCATTAAATAAAGCATCATATCAAAAGATTCACCTGTTCCATATCCTACTATAGGATTACTTTTTAAAGCCCATGCTGCTTCTTCCATTACATCCTCTTCATCATCATCATTAAAATATGCATATATTAAATAAGCAGGCAATGCTAAAGCACTTCCTATGCTAGATTTTATACCTTGTACTAATTTCATAGGATTAATTGGTGATCCAAGTCCATATAAAATTGATCTTAGACCTGGTCCAAGAGCTGTAAAAAATCCAAATTCAAATAATGCTGTTGCAATTCCTTGAGTTAATATAAAAAGTCTTAATTTTGCTAATTCAGGATTTTTTTCCCACAAAGCCTCTATTTTTCTTTGTCTTGATTTAGATGTTAATGAAAGTGTAGGTTTTAGTATATCTTTAAAATCTTCATATAAAAGTCTAATTAATCTTAAAACTTCTTTTCCATGCAATCCATTTTTTGTTTTAATATCTAATGATCTATAATATTCTCTAAATAAAGTTACTTCTGATCCAAATTTTTGCTGAGTATATGTTGTAAATCTAGTATGTAATCCACCAAAATTTCTATTGTATTGTCCTAAAGTTGAGGTAGTCATCATCATATCTATTTGTGCTACTTGTTGTCTTGCTACTTTAATTATTAATTCTAAATCTTTATTTAATATATCTAATTCTTCAGTTGTTAATTCATTATTCCTTTTTTTTCTTAAAGCATCAAATATATCTAAACCATTTTCTCTATTATTTATTAACAACATACCACTATCTTGCATCATTTGCATAGTTATAATAACAGTTTGTGATCTCATGTCTTTTTCTTGTTCAGACATAGTAATAAAATCAATTACTGCTGGTGCTTGATCTTTGACAGATCTACTTAACCATGCATAAAACTGTGTTTTTTTTCTTAATGCTTTTTGAACAATATTAATATCTTTTGTAATTGGATAAGAAGAAAAGTTTCTTGTTATAGCCCAGTTTGCATAATTATTTACAATATGTAATAGTTTATTTTCTTTATCGGCTTTTAATTTAGCTTTTAAATTTGCAGGTAAATCAGGATCTTTTAATATATTTTTTATAGATGTTTCTAATAATTTTTTTACACCTGGAACTTGTTTAACAATATTAGTAATTTTATTTGTTAACTTTTTAAAAGCTACATCTTTATTCATACCTTTAGATAAATCATTATGATACTCTAAAGTATATTGTGTTATTTTAATAGCTTCTTCTCTAGTAGTAACTTCTATTTGAGCTAAATCTCCAAATAATTCAGATGAAAAATAATCTGTCCAATCTGTAACACCTGTAGCTGCAACAAATTCATTTATTTCTTTTCTATAATTATTATATACTTCTCTTGCTTTTCTTGTACTATTCCAACCAAAAGCTATTTTTTTATTAAGTATTACAGATCTTTGCAATACTGCAGTTGATATTCCTCCTAAATAACCACCTGTGAAAAATGAACTTAATATTCTATTATATTTACTAGCTTTCCATTCATTAATTTTAATACCTGTTTTTTCATAAATTGCTCTAATAATATTACTGTTACTTAAATTATATCCAAAGAAATTACCTTTTATATCTGGACTACTTAATACTGCTTTCATTTGTTCTAAAGCATAATCAACAGTTATAGGGTTTGTAGAGGTATTAAATCTATTTGTTTTATCTGTTCCAGACAATCTAACTCCACCCATAATTTCAACTGCTAAATTACTTTTTTCTAATGTTTGATACATTCTTTTTAAATAATTTTCATAAATATTTTCACCTAGTTTCATATTTCTAATATCAAAAGCATTGGAAATATTTCTAAAGTTTACAGCATTTCTAGGACTATAATTAGTTTTGCCAGAAAATAAATCAATATCTTGATCATTAAACATAGCTTGATTTCTTTGTATTTTTCTTATAGATGCTTCAACTTTTTTCTTAGAATTGTTTAATGATATTCTAACTTCTCTTTTTGTTGCAGTTTTTAAAGCTTCATTAATACCTTTTAAATCTTGTTCTTTATCATATAATAAATTTTGATACATATAAAACATACTAGTACTATCATATTCTATAGGAAAACTGTCTTTTTTTTCTAATATAGTTGATTCACCTGTTAAATATGGATCAGTAAATATTAAACCACCAAATGTATCTTTTAAAAATAAAATAGAATCATAATCTTCATCAAATATTTCTTTATTAGTATAAGGATTTATATTACCTGTTTTTACAGCATCAATTATAATATTTAAATACTTTTCATTATTTCTTGTATTAGGTATCCATTTATGTATTTCTTTTATATAATTTTGTTTTAATAGCTCAAATCTTCTTTTTAAATCTTGAAAAACTTTACTATGTATGTTTCTTGCTTTATCTACACTTTCACCCATTTTAATTAAATTGTCTTGACTTAAATTGTTAGTCAATAAATTATCATATAAATCTTTAGCATTTAATACAAATCTAACAGAGTCATCTAAATAAATTTTATCTTTTAAATCTTGTTTTTGACTACTGTTTAAACTTTTACCATTAATATAATCTTTCATACTAATAGGTTTACTATAATTATAAACTATATCTTTAGTAAGCTTATATCTCCAAACTTTATTTTCTTTGTCATAATAATAAAACTCTGGATTAAACTTTTCTTTTGGATCTACTATAGGCTCATAATTAGAATGAATCATTACAGATGATTTTATATTATTATCTTTTATAAATTTTGCTTTTTTATCTGGAGATAAAGAATAAAGTTTTTTAGCATCTACTATAACTTTATTGCCTTTTTTATCAATATAGCTATGTTCAATATAAGTCCAGTTATGCATTATCATATTAAATAATTGTGTCATTCTAAATTGATCATCATCATTTAAATCACTTTTTATATTTTTTTTAATATCATTATAAATTTGACTCATTCCAGAAACAATGTTGCCTGAATCATTTTCTACACCAAGCCATTTAGCTACATGCCCACTAACTTTACTTACATATGCTTCTGTAGCTGCCATTACTTTAGTTAACCCACCTGTAGGATCAAAATCTTTTATTCTTGTACCTTTGTTAAACATTAGTCTTAAATTGCCTGTAAACCCTTTAAAATATCTTTCACCTTTAGCATTATAAGTTTGTTCCATTTGTGCATATAAAGAATTTATAGTAGATAAAGGAGCTCTATCCAATGGTACAATAGTTGCACCTAAAGCTCTTTCTTCTTTAGTAAGTTTAGCTGATTTGACTGGCAATATTTTACCAGTATAATTATCTAGAAAACTTTTTAAAAGTATTTCATTACTACCTAACATAAGATGAATCTTAAAAATCTTTTTATATGGATGAGGCTTTAATCTCTTTTTTGCTGTTTTATTAAAAATTTTTAATTGTTTTTCTAAAATAGAATCTAATTCATTTTCAGTAACTAAAGTATTTGTAGGTAAGCCTTTTAATTTTTTAAAAACTAAATTAAAAAATTGTTGAGTGTTTTTTTCAATAGGAAACTTTTTATTAATTGCAGTTTGAACTAGATATTCTGTTACTCTTTGTTTATCAGAAGCTTTAACTGTATCTCCTGACAATGATTTACATTTTTTAGGTATAATTCCTCTCATTACAATTGACACCCTTTATCTACTAATTTTTCATTATTCATCATATTTTTATCAGTTTGTGTTACATCTCTAAATAAATGATTATTATAATTTTTAATATACTTACTTATAGTTTTCTTATGCAATAACTCTAATGGCAAAAGCTTTTCTAATCTAGCTATATTTATTTGTGCAGGTTTTTTAAATTTAGTTGCTTTTACATCTGATCTTAATAATGTATCTAAATACATAATAGTAAAAGCTTCCCATTTATCTTCTGTTTTAAAAGATTCTACATACCTAGCTACATTATCTCTAACTTTAAGAAATGTTTCATTCTGTTCCCACATTAAAGGCATTATTTTTCTAAACTCAAGATTATTAGTATTTAACATATTAATAAAAGTATTTATTCTACCTTGTATTAATTCAAATTCTTTAGGAAAAGCTTTATACTTTTCTTTTATTTCTTCTAATCTAGGCAATAATGTTTCAACTGCTTCTATATGACTAGCTAATAAAGTTTCATTACTATATCTCATTATAGATTCTTTATGATTAGTAGGATTATTTAATATTTTATTATTATATATAGCTGAAGGCATTGAAATTATAGATTCTAAAATAGTTTGTACATTTTTAAAACTACTTTCAGTTACATAGCTAGACTTTCTATTTTCACTATAACTTAAAACATTATTTGATTCTTCAATAATTCTATCTATATCATAACCACCATCAGTATAGTCTCCCATATTTCTTACATCATAAACTTTTTTATACTTTGTCCATAAATTTTTATAAAGCTTATCATACAGTTTTTTGCCATAGCCCAATCTATCATTCATAACATCTTCTAGTGTTTTACCTTTATATACACCATTTTGAACTACAAATAATTTTTGTATTAAACTTCTTTGACTATAATTCCATTTGTCAAGTAATAAAAACTTAGCATTGTCTACAGATGCTTGTATATATATTCTTAACATATGATCTACAGTATCTTTATATCCTGGCTTCATAAAAGATAAATCAACATTACCTGTATTCAATCCTATTCTAACACCATCTACATCTAAATAATTAAATGTCTGCTTTATTAAGCCATAAATACCTTGAACCTTTGCAACTTCTCCAATAGCTGACTCACCTTTTATCATTGCTTCAATCATACTAAATCTATCATCTTGTACAGCAGAGTTTATATTTTTACTAACAACAAATTCAGATAAATCTAATCCTCTTTTTAAATTTAAATATTCTTCAGATTTAAAATATTGTTTAAATACAGGATCTAACTTTTCACTTACAAAATGCAAGACTAGATGATCACCATCATGATCTCCTTCATATTGTCTAAATGTAGTTTCTGTATTTACTTGCACTGTTCCATCTATATTATGCACTCTTTTTATTCTAACATAATCTGCACCACCTATATATGGAATAGGACTTCTATATGCTAATACTCTAATATCATTATTAGCTAACCAACTATTTAACTCTTCTATGGTAGGAGACTTCTTATTAGTTTCTTTTTTATACTGTTTAATAATTTGTGTAGCATCAGAAATTCCTATTGCTATTTCATCAGTATTTAAATCTTCAACATAATTAGGAGTCATTTGCAACATAACTCCATCTTGATTATCCATATTGAAAGCAGGATTAAATAATTTAGACCTTATTAATGTTTCTAAACCATAACTAGCTGCTGGATGAAATCCTAACTCACTATTTACAAAGTCATATAAAGCACTACTAAGTTGATCAGGAAAACTTCTTTTTAGAGTATTTACTAAAGATTTAAGACTACTAGAATCTGCTGTAGAATTAATTGTATTGCTCATTATCTTATATGATTTACTATTTGTTCCAGCATATTCTTCTTTTATTATATTAATTAAATCTGTATTAAATAAATGATTTAACCATTGAAGAGGAAATTTAACTTTCTTTTTCTTTTTATTAACCATTTTAATTAAACCAAGGCTACTACCTTTAACTATAAAATTATTAGTATTATACTTACCTTCAGCTTTTTTAGCTTCATCATTAGTTAGTATCATATCAATAATAGTTTTACCATCAGCAGCTATAATATTGTTTGAATTATCTACTCTTCCTATTAAAGTATCTCCATCATATATTTCTAAACCTGCTTCTGGTATACTTTGTTGATGCTTAATCATTAATAAATCAACATCTTTAATGTTTTTTAAATTACCTTTGTTATCTTTATTTCTACTTACATCATATATAATAGTTTTAAGATGTCCTGTATTAGGATTTAAACCAAATATATTAGCAATAGTTTGAATAGTATTTCTACTTGTTAAAGTATTGCCATCTCCTATATAAGTATCTCCAACATCTGCAATCTTTTTTATTCCTTCTACAGACTTACCTTTATATCTAAAATTAATTTTATCTGTATTAATATAAAAAGTATTTAAGTCAGGCATTTCATCACTGACATAGGATGGAGTCAAAGGTATTTTAATTCTTTTTAATACATTCTCAAAAGAATCTTTCATGTAGCCTGGAAATAAAGCATTAGTATATTCAAATGAAGCTATTTCTTTTTCTCTTTGAACTTTATCTTTTATTGATAAAAATGTTTTATTTTGATCTTTAGTTATATAACCTTTTTCTAAAGCATTGTCCCAAAATGTTTTATAAGATTTATCATCTTTAGCATGATTTTTATGTATAGGTGATATATCAGCTAAATATAATTTTTTATTATCACCTCTAGTAAATATAATAGTCTTGTTTCTCATAACTGCAGATTTTTGCAGTTTAACTAAATCATCAACATTTAAAAACTCATAAGATTGAATTAAATTTCCATCAGCATCAGGAACAAAAAACATAGAGGATCCACTTCTACCATTTAAAACAGACATACCTCTACTCATACCTGCTATATGTGGTATATTATGTGAAATCCAATTTGTTAAAAACTTTGCTTGTTCTTGTATAAATCCTTTTTTATACTGCTTAGTATAAACTCTTTGACTTTCTGCAATATATTTATAATCAAATATAGGAGATTCTTTACTACCTCTTCTTATAAGAGTAATAGGATTAATTAACTTATGAGCTATACCTCTATTAGATTCTACTTGATTAGTAGTTACATAATATAATCTTCTAGCTCTTCTTTCTTCATCTTTAGTTAAATCTTTTTGCAACTTACCTTTACTATTAAGTAAAGGTATAAAATTACTAACTTTCCAATCAGCATAACTTTTACTTCTTGCAGCTTCAAAAAGTTTAAATGCTTCATTTCTATATATATCAACATTAAATAAATTTAAAACTCCAATAGCATATTCATTACCATTAGACCTAGAATCATGCTCTCCTTCATGCAAGGCTATTTCATTGTCTAAAAAGTTTTGCAGTGTTTCTATTGTAGCTACACTAGTATTGTATTGAATAGGATTATGATTTAAAGGATTAGTCTCTAATGACTTAGCTACTCTTTCTTTTATAGAATTAAAACCTAGTATATTAGATTCTTTTCTGCTTGATAGCCAATCTCTAAAGTTTTCTCTATATCTTTCAGGTAAATTAGATTCCATAATATCTATATATGTATTAATATCTAACATACCATCTTTTATTTTTAATAAAGCTATTTCAAAAGATGAATCAAATGCTTTATTTAATACTTTTCTAAATTTAGATGTCCTAATTATTTTTTGAAAATCTATTGTATCAAACTCTAATAGTTGAAATAAATCTTTTTCTTTCATATCATAGCTGAAGAATCTTTCAGATATTAAATTGCCTAATTGTTTATCTGTCAATGCCATGCCAAAAAAGTTTTTTAATTCATTTCTAAATTTTCTTAACCATGTTTTAAATCTAGATAATAATTTTTTATCTTGTATTTTATTAGCATAATACTCACCCATGTATTGTACTAATTTTTCTTCACTACCAAATCTTTTTATACCTTCTTTAATTATAGGACTATCTTTCATTATTCTAATAAATAAATGCCCATATTCATGAGGTATTGTATCTAGTGTAGCTTTACCCTTAGACCACTCTACAACAGCCTTAAAAGCTCTACCTGCTACTTCATTACCTTCTTCATCTAATACTTTTTCTAATTCTTTTTGCTTTATATAAGGAAACTTCTTTTTTAATCTTGCAGCTAATTCTTTTGCAGTTTGCTTGTTGTCAACAACTTTCTTACCTTTTTGAGGCTTTTGATAATCTATTTGTTGATTTTTAATTTTTTCAATAGGTTCTTCTATAATTTTACTTACATCATCTCCAATTACTTCTTCAGCTGCTTTGTATTTTAAATCTCCTTTTTTAACTAAAGGAACTACTTTCTTTTTTCCTTTATTTATAATATCTTTTAACTTTTGTTTAGATTTTGAATCATCAAGAATTTCTTCTGGCAACCTAGAAGGCTCTTGATTAGATATTGCTGTTAATATTTGTTGTTTATTTAAATTATTAAAATTAGGAATATTTCTTGCTTTAGCTACCCCTCTTAATTCTTCTAAACTTTTATTTTTAGATTCTTCTATAAATTTATCTTGTCTTTTTTTTCTTTCAGCTAAAATAGCTGGATCAACACTAGTATCTACAGTTTTTTCAGGTGTTACACCTAATGACTTTTCTAATTCAATTTTATCTTTTTCTAATTTAGCTTTTAATTTACCAGTAACATTGGTTTGCAGTTTTTTATTAACATCATCAAGCTTAGCTTGCAATACATCTAATTCAGGTTGTTCTGTTGGCTTTATAACTTCAGATGTATCTGGAACTTGTTCTATGACAGGATCATCTATTCTTTCTACACCTTCAGGTGCTATTGTTTCACCTAAAGTTTCTTTTATTTGTGCTAGTTGATTATCAGATAAAACATCTACAAAATCATTATTTTCTATATTAAATAATATATCACTTCTTGAAACTTCACCAAGCTCACCTCTATCTATTATTCCTGGATCTTCAATTAAATGTTCAACAGCTAATTCAAATCTATCTGATGGATCTAAAACTTGACCTCCTCTATTTGATATATTTTCAATATTAATATCATCTTGTTCTGTTAAGCTTTCAGGACCAAATACAAAGTCTTTTATATTAGAGACTTTATCAACAGTCTTTGGATTTACTACAGCTGGAATAGGAGCTGAATCAACACCTATATCTTCACTTATAGCTTGATTTATTTCTTGATCTTTTTTATTTCTTAAATCATTTCTAAATCTTTTATTATATCCTTGTCCAAGTTTATTTAAACCACGACCTAGCTTTCCTAAACCAAATCCACCTAAAGCTCCAGACCAAAAACTTTGCATCCTATCTTTATAATTTTCTTCTGATACATCTCCATATAAATCTTTAGCAAAATTTTTAGCTGCTAATTCTATATCTCCATCATACTTGTCATATACATTACCTATTATTTCAGCAGTAGTTTGTTGCATACCTTCTTGAATACCCTCTGAGGTAGCTCTTAAAACTTGATCTACATTTCTAAGTCCAATACTTGCAGCTTTTTTTGATAAGTTAGTTATATTTGCAACAGATCCACCTGTTTTCTTTATATTGTCATCTATTTTATCAGCTATATTTTCTATAAATTTTTCTTTAGTAGCTTTTTTAGTAAAACCAGCAGCCTTACCAATAGATCTTAGTTGAAATCTTTCTATTAAACCTGAAAGTAATCCATAAGCTGTAGATGCAGCTAAAGCTGTTTTGCTTACTGATGCAGGATTAAATACTTCGCCCTTGTCTTCAGATTTTTTTCTTAATCTTTCCATAGCTGTATTATATTCACCACTACCTTCCATAATAGCACCAGTAAGAAATACTGGAGCACCATAATATACAGCTGCAGCATATGTAGCAATAGATGGTCCTAAATCACTCATTGCTCTTGTTGTCATACTAAAAGGATATTCAAAAGTATTTTTTAAACTATATGGTGTATTTTGAGTCCATTCTAAATAACCATGAAGATTTTCACTATTTTCTACATAATTATTAAATATTTTGTCACCTTCTTCTTTTAAAAATCTAGATTGATTATGATAAAATTTAGCTACAGAACTATCCCAGTCTTGTCCATTGGCTAGCTTTGTGCCTTTATAACTTTGATATTTATCAAACAAATCATCAACTTTACCAATAGGTGTAAAAGAGACTAAATCATCTAATCCTAGTTGATTAGCTAAATATTTTTTAGAATCTTCTACAGCTTCTAATGCTGCAGCTCCATATCCTAAAGTACCTGTACCTATGTCTTTTATTATTCCTGCAAAACCATATATTGTATTATGCAATGCACCAAGAGTTTTATCAAAAACATCTAAATTATCTTCATAATAATCTAGTATGTAATCTTTGTAGTAGGGATTGTTGTCTAGTTCAATTTGTGCAGCTTCTAGTGCACCAACATCATTAAATTCATCTGGAAATTTTTGTTTAAGTTCTGTTCCAAATTCCTCTAAAGTAAAATGTCTTTTATTAGGATCATATACCATTAATTAAGGTTGTTATTGAAGGCCTCTAGTATCTTCTACAGATTCATCAGGTGAATAAATTTCATTATATCCTGGCAAAAGATTAATATTGGATGACATATGATTATAAAAATCTAATTGACTTTCTATTGCCTCATATTCTTCATCTGTTGTAAGTGAACCAGCCCCACCTAAATCTAATTGATCAAGTGTTATTATGCCTCTACGAAATTTTCTTATAAAATCATCAAATACAGCTTTTTGTTCTGATCTATTTGTAGCTTTATTATAATTATTTATTACAGTTTTTAATTTTGCAACTCCAAATTGTCCAGCAGTACCATGATTTAAAAGATTTATTATATTACCTTCTATTATTTGCATATCATTATCAAGATCCACAGCTGACATTAATTCATTTTTTTCTCTATTAATAAAAATTAAATCTTGAACATGTTGACCATATGCAGTTTTTCTATTTTTCTTTGCTATTTCATTTCTTTCTGTAGCTTTTTTGCTATAAGAATTATAAAAACTATTAAATGTAGGCATGCTCATGCCATTATTTTTTAAAAACTCAGCTTCAATGGCAGCTTTTATTGCTTTATATTCTGATATTTTAGCTTTGTTTTGTGAGTCTCTTCTATTTATTATAAATTGACCTAATTTAAGTTTTTCTTCTAAAGTTGGTATTTGTTGCATAAATGCAATTTGTTCTAATTGCCCTTCTGCAGTATTTAAATCAAATCTAGGCTTTAATTCTAAATCTTGATAATTTCTTAATAATTGTGCAAAGTCAGCTTCATTAATTTCTTCATTTTTATCAAAATCCTCTACACCTTTAGCAAAATTTATACCTTGTTGTTGAGCTGCAGATATTCTGTCAATAATATTTAAACTTTCATTTAAATAATTTAAATTATCATTTAAAACATTTATACCTTGATCTAAATCTTGAAAATCTTGTAAAGATTTAACAGATTCTCTTAAATTTTCTGATTTAATTAAAGTAGATAAAGCTTCTCCATCCTCTGTTTTGTCTTTAAGTAAATCATATTCTTCCATATTTATATTAGATTGTAATAAAGCATCTCTTTTAGTTTCAATATTCCTTATCATTCTATCTCTATCAGATATTAAAAGTTGCAATTTAGTTTGATTTGTAGCTTGTTCTTCTCCTAGTTCAGCATTAAATTCAGCAAGTCTTTTACTTGATTCTTCTCTTGCTTTAATCATATCAAATTCATGCTGCCTATTTTCTTTTGTTCTTCTAGCTTCATTTATCATATCAGGTAATTGATATTCTAAAAATATAGCTAATGGATCTTGTGTGTATTTTTCTGCCATTATTGTGATAACATCCCTAATAATTCAAATATTTCTCTTTTATATGCATCTTGAGCTGCTTTTATAGAACCAAGTTCTGTTAGCTCTGCAGCACTCATATCTGATTGTAATTCTTGTTTTGTTAAATTTAAAGCTTTTGCAATATCAGATGAATCTGATCTAGTTCCACCAAAGCCAGATTGTCCTGATCTTCCTTGTTCATAAGCTTTAGATAATACACTGCCAGTTTGCATTTGATAGTTTGATATAGCATCTTTTTCAGCACTTCTTCTTTTAACAGCTGCCATTTCTTCTCTAGTAGGGTCATAAGCTTCAAAATAAGCTAGTCTTGATTCATCAATATCTAATTCTTCCATTAAAGGCAGAAGACCTGGAGCAAGAAATTCTACATTTCTAGGAGTTAATGTTTGTTCTCCACCTATTGTTGGTACACCTGGTGTTATACCTAATTCTTCTTGTAAGCTTGGATGTCCTGGTTCATGTGCCATTACTTACCTCCTACTTTAAAAGTTCCATATACTGTATCAATTGTATCGTCTACACTAGCTACATCTGTAGTTTCTTTATATAGATCTGGAAATAATTTTTTTATATCATCACCAAATAAACCTGTTTTTTCAAATTCTTTATATTTAGCTACAGTTTCAGGAGCTACTTTAGTAAGTCCTTCAGTTACCATACCTGCTACTTTATCTACACCTACAGCTTGTACAGGCTGTACAATAGATTGTATTAATTGTTGTCTATCTAAATTCTTTTGAGCTGTTTTTAAATCTTCAACTATTTCTTCTGCTGCATCAGTTGCAAATCCTTTTTCTGATGCTTTTTTAATTGCATCTGTATCAACTTTAGGGCCAAATGATTCACCAATATTTCTACCAACAAATCCTGCTAACATTCTTGCTCCTAATGCAAGAGGTGCTCCTGCACCTGTTCCAATTAAAAGAGGGACAGCTAAAGTTCCTAAAGCTCCACCTATAGCTGAAAATAAACCTTTTTTTCTTTGTCTATTTTGCTGTTTTTTAGCTTCTTCTTGAATAGCTTCATAATCAGCTTTTATATCTTTTTGCAGTAGTAATTTGCCTTTGCTCATTTTTACATCCTTTTTGTAGCTTAAAAGATACTAAATATTACATCTTTATTCAATATATTAATCTTCAGGTTTAAATGCAACCCATTTGTTTCTAAATTTTAAAAATAATCTTATACCTTTTCTAGTTAATCTAGCTGTCAAATCTCCATCTTCTCCTTCTGATGATATAGGAGTTCCATTCTTTATGGATATTCTATCCATTTTAGCATTTAATTCATTTGACATTAATCTGATGTTAACTTTGGTTTTAATAATCTATAAAAAATTTCTACATCTCTAACAGTAAATGAAGCATTAGCAGTTCCAGAATTTTTTAACATAAATTGAAATGACTTGCATGTTATAGGTGATGCAAAGTTTAAAAAACCTGTTCTGTAACTACCTACTTCTCTCATAGACAATGATCCTACTATAAATACATCTGTTGGATACCCATCTACAAGTCCTGATGGCCTATCATTTGTTATAACTATATAATATCTATTACTAGTATTTAATGCACTAACAGTATTAATAGTAGCTACATTAGGTGAATCAAAATTTAATGTAGCAAAATCTGCTGATGCTCCATCTATTCCATCTCCTTCTAATGGTACAGATTGTGGATATGTACTACCTGAGTTGCTATCATAGCCTGAAATATCTTTTAAATTAGGAAGGGCTGTAGAAGATGTTCCAACATCTATTAATCTTACTTTTATACCAACACCTATAGTATTGCTTAATTCTACTTGTATTTGATGTTTTACATTATTTGATATAGTAATATAATGATTGCCACTAGTATTAGTTTGATTACTAGTAATAAGTCCACCTGATCTTGTAACAGTAGATGTTCCAGAATTATATATAATGTTTCTAGGATATTCACCACCTGTATTATTAATAGACATAAAAGCTGATTCTAAATTTATATTATTTATAGTAGTTATGCCTGATGAACCTGAATTTAAAAATTTAATTTTATATGTAGTATGACTTGTAGTTGGTGTAAATGAAACTGTTTTAACTCCAGTATCAGTATATTGAGATGGAGTAGCTAATGTAGTTTCTCCACCATCTTCTATATTTAGTCCAATAATTTGTATAGTCATGTTTGTAGCTATATCAACAATATTAAATTGTAATACATGAGGAGCATGACTTGTTATAGCTGATGTAGTGCTAAATGTATGTGTGGCTACAGCATCACCAGATCCTGTAAACACAAACAAATTACCTGCTATACTTAAAAAAGATGATCCTGATGCTATAGTCCAATTTGATCCAGTAACATCAGTTTCATATTGTATATATGCTTTATCTCCTACTACACCACCTTCATTGCATTGAGAGCCTTGTATTAAATAATAATTATTAGATGAATCATTTACTTTATAAACACCATTTTCATAAAACTTTAATATTTCTGTAGATATAGATCCTGCTTCTGCTTCTATTATGCCACTGCCATTTAACTCACCTTGACTACTAACAAATGTTTGAGCTATTTCATCATCTCCATTTATAGCAAAAAAAGGCTGTATACCTGTTAATGGTTGGCTAGTAGAATAAGTAATTCCTACTTTATATATTTTTTTATTAATTCCTGGAGAACCAAAATTTAAATCTTTAGTAGCATAAACACATTCATCTTTAGAAGTTGACAAAGGATTCCAGTAAGACAAAGTTAATTTATCATCAGTTGCACTTGTTCCATTATAATAGCCACCAGTTTGTAAAAGCTCACCTAAATTATTATTAATAAAATTACTTCTAACTTGATAAGTATCCATAGCTCCTGCATGAAAAGACCATGCACCTGATTTAAAACTATATATCCAGCAATCTTTAGGTCTAGAAGGGGCTTCTTTAGCTATATTAAAAGCCAATATCAACTGGTCTTGTTTTTGATAATAACCTATAGAAGGCACATTATTATAATCTTTGTCAGAAAAATTCCATAACATATTTTTTTGATAAGATTTAAGTTGACCTTGTTTAAGTATTTTATTATCAACTAAATTTATTAATTTATTATTCTCTATAATAAAACAACCATTAGGATTAACCCAACATGCACCATAGTTAGTACTTACAGCTTGACAAGGATTTTTTATACCAACATATTTAAAACTTTGTTCTATAAATTCTGCACCAAATTTTGAAACATTTAAAACTGAAACTGAATTTTCTTTAAATACAATTAATTTATCACCACTAGCCATAAGTTGTATTATTTTATCTCCATCATCAGCTCCAATATCTAAAAAATGAGTTTCAGGAAATGTATCAAATTGAGGCTTACCTTCAAAGTTTAAAGGTGATCTCATAATTCTATCATTAAAAACTTCACCATTGACTTTAACATTGCCTATATAAACTCTTTTGCCTATCATAGCTGCACAATTAAATTCTGGATTTAAATCTTCATTTGGACCATATCCATTTATATCTTCATATGTTACAATTTTAGGAGGATTAGCAAATAAAAAACCTGCTGTCGTTCCATTTCCACCTAAATTAGCCATAACACCATCTGGACATTGATATGTTTCATGATCTGTTTCAGATCTAGCTGCCCATGCTGTGTAAGAAGATTCATCAACTTTTTTGCAACCTTTAATAAAATCTATATCAAGTAAATGATATAATATACCATGTCCATCATCTGGATCAGAAAAATATAATCTAGATCCTGTTATTCTAGGATTTATATGTAAACCTGTTCCCCCTCCAGTACTAGATATATACCCATTAGTGGTAGCTTGAGCATTATCATCATTATCAGAATATGTAACTGTTAAACCTATAGCAATAGCTGTATTAGCAGAAACTCCACCTGCACCTATTTCACCTAGTTCAAATACACTTGATTCTTGAGAGCCATCATAAATATAAGTTCCATAAAATTTATAAACTTTAGCTTGCCATGTTGAGCTAGTAAGAGCTTGACTATATGCAACTTCAATATGAACTCCTTCTTTTCCATTAGAAAAAGTTAAATCACTTCCAACTGCACCATTTTGAAAATTTATAGCCATTTTACCTGGCTTTTCACTTCCTACATCTTGTGTATAACTTGATGCAGATGGAGGTAGTATTTTAGCAGTATCTTGATACCATCTTTTATGATTCCTAAATGCTGTATAAGTAGATCCATCCCCATCAAATAAGGTTCTATTTATAAAACCTAGATATCTTCTATGAAATGTTGATCCACCTACACCTTCTGTATGTGCTGCAGATATCCTTAATGCATTATCACCATAATAATATACAGGTAAAACATAAGGCTTTGTACTTATATCAGATCCAGCTACACCAGCCCTTGCACCTGTAGCACCATTTATATTAGTAGTTAAAAAAAACTTATTAATAGGATCATATATTTTAACATATTTATTATCTTGAAATACATAATAACCTATTCCAGATGAAACTTCATTAGGATTACCATTACTAAGATATGTATTTTCAGCAGATAACATTGTATAATCTGATCTAAAATAATATAATCCATATCCTGATGTGTGATAAGCATTGGTAGTAGCTAATGCTAAAGATGTATCAGAATCATTATAACTTAAAGGCTTTACCATCATAGTGCCTGAAAGTCTAAGCCTACCTCTTATATTAGGTATAAAATTATTTAAAGCTGTAGATTCTTCATCTTTTATATAAGCTGGATCAGCTTCATTATTTATTCCACCTGTTAATAGTGGTATTTTAAATACTTTTGGTGGCATTAAAGTTTTTCTATCATTGCATTTTTTACAACATCTTCAATAGAGTCATAAATAGCATTTAATACTTTTTCTTCTGTTTTTTCTGATATAAAAGGAATGTCAACATTTTCATTTAACTTATCAACAATTTTTTTCTGCAACTCATCATCAAATATTTTATTAATAATCTCTTCTTTATTATCAGCTATCATACTTTTTAAAAAACTCATTTTGTCTCCTTGTTTTGATATATGTTTTTTTCTAGTTCATTTATTCTTTCTCTAAGTTGAAAGTTATCTATTTCCAACTTGTCAATTCTTTTATCTGCATCATTAGGCTTGTATACATAATCTTGCATAGGTTTAATAGTTTTACTCATCTCTTTCAATATCAAAGGCAAAAGCTTTGACAATAATGTTTTTACTAAGACTGCTTGTATCATTTTAGTTCCTTATTTATTTTAATTAACATATATACTAAGGTAGCAAGAGCTGCTAGTGCACTCATAATAGGAGGCACATATTCTGTCCAATGCAATGCACTCCCTGCAATACCAACTCCTGCTGTTTTTAATGTATCTAACATTAGACCTCCAAAGACCTTTTAAACCAGCCATACCAATATTTTTCTAGACTAGGCTTCTTTTTTATTAATGTAGCATAGTACATAACTCTATAAGATTGTGCTCTTTTATGTTCTACTTTTTCTATAGCTTTTAATGTGTTTGGACCTATATATCCATCAACTTCAATGTCTTTAGAGTTTTTGTTATTAGCAGCATTTTGCAATACTCTTACAGCTGTTCTTTGCCCCATATTAATACACATATCAAAATAGATATACTTTAGTTGATCAGGTATAGAATCAACTTTAGTCTTATCCCAATAATCTTTTTTATATATAGCTTTAGCATCTTCTAATGTTAAGTCTTTAATATTAACATCTGGATAAGCTTTTTTACTTATACCATATTTTGTTTCACCACCAGGATCAGTAGGATCATTTACATATCCACCTTCATGATTTAAAACTTTATCTATTATCTGATTGAACTTTGTTAGATGACCTATCATCTTTTTTCTCCTTTTTAAAAACATATTTAACAGCTGATGATATATGAAAGCAAGGCAGGGGAGTCATTGATATATTATATTTTTTCATTGTACCACTCTTTCCATTTTATTTTTATTGCAATATATATTAAAAATATAGGTATAGCTAAAAAAATACTCTTAACAAAAGCTATCAGTAAAGTCACTTTCTTTTTTCCCAATATTTTTTTCTAGCTTGTTTTTCAAAACAATTGTCTGTAGAGTCTATAGGAGTAAGTATCCACTTACCATCTTCTTTATAAAAGTCTCTATCTTCCCAGTTGCAAAAAAATCCTTCACTACTATAAGTTTCATCTACTCTTGGATATTGACAATTATAATATTCACCTACACCAACTGTAAAACTAACCAATGTAAGCCAAGTTAAAAACAACATTACTTTTTACCTCTTTTTTTTATAGGTTCATCATCTCCCCATAAAGGACTTTCAGGAGTTTGTGACTCCATCTTAACACCATGACCACCAATTTTAATTTTGTTTCTATCCATAGATACTTCCATATCTTTATTAGCTTGATCTTGCAAATGATGCACTAAATCTTTAGCTACAACAGCTAATGGATCTTCAGGTGCAGGCGGTACTACCATTCCATTAAGAACATTAATTAAGCCTATTGTAATAGTAGAAATAAGTCCAGTCACAACAGCTAATTGTGATTCACCTAAATAATAAGCTGCTGCTATAAGCATACAAGCCATAATAAGAATAGTAGGTACAGAAAATACACCAACCCAGAATCTAAGCTTATCTATCATAAGCCTTTTAGCCGCAGCTCTCTCTTTTTTCTTTTTTAGTATTTCTTCTTTACTTAAAGCCATATTATTCTCCAGTAAATGTTGATGAGTTTGCTAATGTTTGTGCTTCTGTTTTAGTTAATACTGAGTTATTAGGATATGCTAAATTAGCACCTAAATTTGTTATAGCTGATAGTTCACCTGTCAACATAGAAAACTCTCCTTTAACAAT